TCCCGTTATCGGTGAAAACCGACAATCGGTAGAACCGGGTATATACAAAGAAACAACTTTACAAAGAAATAAAAATACATACAAAAGAGATGTGTTTGATCGCTTGAAGTTTTCAAATTCAGCCCCCAAACCGCTGCTGTGCGAGGAAGTCAAAAATCAGGTGCCGGCATCCTTTGAGGATTTCCGTAAAAAGTATGGCGGAACCAAGAAGGGGTCTATGACAGAGTTCAGAACGTTCAAAAAGCACAAGGACTGGAAAGAAGCGCTCCCGCTACTCATGCCGGCTCTTGATAAGGAGTTGGCAGCGCGAGAGGCCGCAAGGTCTAAAAAAGAATTTTTCCCACAATGGAAAAACCTACAGACATGGTTAAACCAAAGATGCTGGGAACAAGAATTTTCCACCGAAACAGATATAGTCAACATGAAAAAACAAGCCCCTACTTATGACGAAAACAATAAATGGTAAGGTTTCCATATACAGAAACTCAAGAGACATTACCGGTGACGTGATCACTATTTCCAAGGCTCTTGACAGGATTAAAGACGGTAAGTCTCGTGAAACTGTCGAAAAGATCAGATCGGCCAAGACAAAAGAAGAAGCTGACGAAATCAAAAAAACGCTACCTGGAGTGTGTTTTAGCGGTAGGTTTTCAAAAAGGGCAGACGGAAGCCTGATGGAGCATTCCGGGTATGTTGTGCTTGATTTTGACAAGGTGCCAGATGCTGAACAAAAAAAGAAAGAGTTGGCGCTTTCCAAGTATGTTTTAGCCGCGTGGATTTCTCCTTCTGGAAACGGAGTAAAAGCCTTGGTTGAAATAGAATGGGAGTCAAAGCATGCCGAGCACTTTGACGCGCTTATGCAGGAGTTTCCAGATGCCGATAAGACCGGCAGAAACGTTTCAAGACTATGTTTTGAGTCGTTTGACCCGAATATTTTGATGAATCATCAGGCTCTGGCGTTCGATAAGCTGCCGGTCTCCGATCGTGTAGAAAACAGGAGGCAACACACGGAGCAAATTACAGTTACCGACGATGACAAAATATTCAACAACCTTTTAACATGGATGGCATCAAGAGGAGATGCTTTTCGGGAAGGCGAGAGAAATCATTTTGTGTTCAAACTCGCCGCGAGTTGCTGTAGGTTTGGAATGCTTGAGGAAACGTGTTACAACATGATGATGACATATGTTGTGCCAGACGCAAGCTTTAGTCAAAAAGAATGCAGAAACGCCGTAAGAAGCGCCTACAGGGCGAATAAGTCACAATGGAACACCGCTGAGTTTACCAACGAGAAACTTGTGACAAGAACAACCAAGAGAGAGATCGACATAATCATTACGGAAGAAGACGCCGCAGAAATGTCGAAAGAAGATGTTATTTATGCGGAAGAGGTTTCTGATCGGGCGGCAAGCATATACCTTAATGGGTACAAGACAGCCCAACCGCTTGGTGTCCCGGAGATTGACAAACATTTCAAAAGAGCAAAAGGGGAGCTTACCGCGATATCAGGAATAGGAAACTACGGGAAATCGGCATTTATGAAGTGGGAAATGATCTTCAGAATGGTTGTTTTTGGCGAAAAGGTGGCCATATTCACGCCGGAAGAACTTCCTGCGGAGCAGTTTTACCACGATCTTGTAGAGATATATTTTGGGTGCGACTGCACTCCTAACAACCCAGGGAGACCGCCATACGAATCGTACATGAAGGTGTACAAAATGATCGGCGAGCACATTTTTATGGTTTACCCAAAAGACGTAGCCCCTACCCCTGATTATGTCAAGGAGATATTCCTCAGCTTGATAATAAAATTCAACGTAGACAGGGTCGTCATAGATCCGTTCAACCAAATGGCCAACGATTATGCTAAGAGCTCGGGAAGAACGGATAAGTACCTTGAAACGTTTTTGTCGGACTGCACGCGTTTCGCAAGAAAAAACAACGTTTGCTTTGACATTGTTATTCACCCTCACAAGATGAGGAAGGGCGATGACGGAAACTATCCGTGCCCTGACGTTTTTGATTTGGCTGACGGAGCGATGTGGAACAACAAGGTTGACAACATACTGATTTATCACAGGCCATTTGCCCAAACGGCTCCGGATGATCCGACGTGCGAATTCCACAGCAAAAAAATCAAGAAGCAAAAAATAGTGGGTCAAAAAGGATTTTGCATTTTTCAGCTTAACAGAAGAATCAGGAGATTTACATTTAACGGCGTAGACTACCTGCAGCAAGCAATTGATGGAAAAAATGTTCAGTACCCAATAGAGCAGCCAAAGCCGTCGGCAATAAGGCCAAACAGAAGCTGGACAGACTCTAAAGACATCAAAGAATGGGAAGAGGAGACCCACCCAAACGGGCACAAAGAGTCGTGGGAATAAAAATTAACAAAAAATATTTGGTCACAAGCCTTGCGTGTTATATGTTTGCATTTCACAATTAATAATTAATCATAAAAAAAATGGGATTAGACACAAACAGTGGTTCAGACAAAACGTACCTCAGCATATCTGAAGGACGTATTGCAAAACGAGTTGAAAAAGGAACAGAAGGCGCCGTTGAGTGCCGGTCAAAAGACGGATCGAGAATCTGGTACGAAAAAAGGTACCCTTCGGTTACGGGCAGAATTGTAGACGTGTTCAAGAGAAGCTCAGATAAGGGATACGGCCCGCAACTGTGCATTGTCCTTGAAGATATTGGAGAAAAGTTTCAAGTTCAGATGCCGTGGTCTTCCCGGTACTCTTCCGGATTCTTTCTCTGCATGCCAAACATTGATCTGTCAAAAAGCATTACTCTTGCTCCGTGGATGAAAGAGATTGATGGGCAGAAAAAAACAATGCTGTACATCCGTCAAGGAGAAAACAACGTTGATTGGTATTGGACAAAAGACGATCCAAAGGGAATGCCGCAAATGGTTCAGGTAAAGGTGAAGGGTGAAATTGTTTGGGACGACACTGATCGCCAGCAATTTTTTGAAGACTATCTTTCGAAAGTTTTCATTCCCAAGATGGAAGCGACAGTCATTGGAAAAACAGAAAAACAAGCAGAGCCTGCGACGGATTCTCAACACGAGGATGACCTCCCGTTCTGATCATTTTGGGGCGGAAAAACCGCCCCATTCCTTTTTTTTTAACAAATCAATAATAAAAATGAAGCGATACAAATACGAAGACCTTTTGTCAATGGTAAAAGAAGAGTGCGTTGAGGAATTTAAATTAGCGTACGATCAAATACACGATCTTGAAAACGGCGGAACAAAGGAATGGATGCTTGATCGAATTTGCTCTCATTTTGGCGTCTCGCAAGACCAAATAAAAAGCAAAAAGAAAAACGAGGAAGTGGTGTTCCCGAGGCAGGTTTTTATGGCGTTTTCAAAAGTGTGCTACGGAGATAGTTTGAAGTCTATTGGGACAATTGTTGGCAGGGATCACTCGACCGTTATTTACGCAAAGCGGGCTGTTCAAAACGATTATCTCTGCGTCCCCGCAAGAAGAAAAATGATCAGGGGGCTGATATCAACGTTCCCAACATCGGAAATGGTGGCAATTTCCAAATACCTTGGACAATGAGCCGGTTAGAAAAAAAGCATCCAGAAATTCCGGCAAACAAAACTGGAAAGCCAGACGTTGTTTTTTATCGAGAGCTAAGAAGACACCTTCTCACAATCCAGTCAGATCCGTCTCACAAGCCAAGCATGCTTATAAAATGGCATGAGAGGGTTCTTATGCGAAAGATAAACGAAGTGCTGTACGAGCTTACCGGGAACGACATGTACCTGTGGCTATGCGGTTCATTGGACAGGATTGAGAAAATAAAAAACGCGAGCACTGATGCCGGATTGAAGAAGAAAGAGAATTTACTGGCCGGAGGACGGGATAGATAGTTTGTAAACGGATAAATTAATTCAAATGAAAGCAATTTTAGAATTTGATTTGCCTGAGGATCAGGACTTGTTTAAGTGGGCGAGTGGTGGTTCGATGTATCATTCGGCGTTGCTTGCTATTAGGGAGAATTTAAGGAGGCGGGTTAAGGACTGTCCGAGGCGCAATAAGGAGTTGTTGGGGGCTTATGAATTTGTTTGCTCCCTTGTTTCCGAGGTCGGGATTGACTAAGTCATACCCTATTAGGTGTTAAAAACGGGTTAATGCCCTGCTTTGTACCCAACTGGGTATATTTTTTTAGAATTAATTCATTTCGCTGTAAATTCTACCAATTGCAACAAGTCGTTATTTTTGCGAATCTATTTGTATGTAATCAATATCTTAAATAAAAAATTAATCAATGGCATCACCGAGAAGACCCAAAAACGAGATTGAGCTACTTTCAGAAGATTTATGTTTAGAAGTTTTGGCTCATGGAAAAGATAAGCCTGAGTTCTTAATTCATTACGTCAGGGCAGATCACATTTACAGAATTGCGGAAAGTATTGAGTACCGCAACATGAGTTGTGTTTGGGTGTCGGGAGAGGATGCGGAAGCCCCGTTAATTGTGAATGTTCATGTAAACGATTTATACCTGCTTTGGAACGAGGCAAGGGCAAATACTTATTCAAACCAAATAAAACTATGGCAATGACAAGAACCGACGTCCTGATTGAATACCGAAACAGGTTTCCCAACACGCCAAACCTGACGCTCGCAAAGAAAATCTGCAAAGAACATCCGGCGTTATATGTTAGCGTCGAGAGTTGCAGGGGCGCACTGAGGCGAATAGAAGGTAAGGGTGGCACCAAGGATTCAAAGGTTAAGTATAAAGATCGGTACGTTCCACCACGATCGCCAAACCCATTCGACGACATACCTAAATCAAGTTCAAAACCTCGTAAAAGCGTTGAGGTCGATGGTACTCGAATACTTTTTTTATCCGACGTCCACTTCCCTTATCACGACGAGGAAAGCATTACAGTGGCACTGAAATACGGGAAAGAACACGATGCAGACTGCATCTATCTGAACGGTGATGTGATAGACTGTTATCAGTTATCATCATTTGAGAAAGACCCGAAGAAACGCAGATTCAGCCATGAGTTGAAACAGGCTCACAAGTTCTTCGAGATACTCAGGCGTGAATTTCCGAAGGCCAAAATCTATTTCAAAGAGGGAAATCACGAAGAAAGATACTGGCGGTTTATGCGGATCAAAGCACCTGAACTGCTCGACATCGAGGCGTTCACTTTGGCTGCATTACTCAAGCTGTCAGAGTTCAACATCGAATACATTGGAGGCCGAACAAAGGCCAACATAGGGAAGCTGTCAGTCTTTCACGGCCATGAGTTCGGAAGTACGGTATTCAGTCCCGTAAACGTGGCGCGAGGACTTTATATGAGGGCAAAGGCCAACGCCATTTGCGGACACAGCCATCAGACATCGGAGCATACCGAACGTGACGTTAATGACAAGATGATAACCACATGGAGCGTTGGTTGTTTGTGTGAACTTTCGCCCGACTATTCACCATACAACAAGTGGAATCACGGCTTTGCTTTTATCACAAGAAACGGCTCTGAATTTCATGTGAAGAATTTCAGAATACACAGGGGTAAAATTGTCTGACATAAATTATTTCCGAATTCACACAACCGACTTAAGTTCTATCTATTTTTGCGATCTAAATTCACCCAATTAAAAAATTATCACAATGATTGCAATTCCAAACATTTTACCACAAGGACAATTAGTGGTACTCTCCATTTCACCCACGGGTACCGACCCTATTTCCGGGGCTCCTGTTCCGGCAAAAGTTGACGGAAACGCCACATGGGAACTGACGTCCGGGTCAGACATTGTGTTCCTGGAGGTTGACGAAAACACAGAAGGCTTTTTTACATGCCGGGTTCGATCCCTGAACACGGGCAACGAGGGTGCGTACTCTGTGAAAGTAAAGGTTGACGCCGATCGCGGAGATGGCGTTATTGAGCTTTCAGAGGAGTTTGCCGGACTGATGGTTGGCGTACAGGCCGACAACATTGGAGCCGCAGTAACAATTGAAAGCGACATCAATTAATATCCGGCACCATGAAACTTGACTTTCTAATCTCAGGAAACATCATACGAGACTTTAATGGGTCTGTAGACGCCATTCAGGGTCAAGCGTTTGATGTTGTTGTAAGCGAGGGATTTGCCCCAGATTTGGAGTGGAGCCTCACCAACGACAAGTGCCTTGATGTCACTGAAAACGGCCAGGAACTGTCCGTGAAAGCCGTAAATGTAGGCAAAAGCGTTGTAAGATTGATCAACTCAAAAAGCAACGCAACCGCATACCGATTTGAGATTAACGTAATTCCTCCGCCAATTGCCCTGAACGGTCAGGCAGAGGTTGTTAACGCGTAATTTAAAGCCCGCCGCCAGCGCGGGCTTTATTTTTCTACCAAAACAGCTCCCTTGCGGATGCTTTTCATTAAATTTGCTTTACAAAATACCACACAATGCTTAAGCTCCGCCTCCCGGTCGTTAATGACGAAGAAATAGATAAATACGAGCAGGGGTACGGCACACCGGAAGTATTTCACACTGAGGACTTTGTATTTTATTCTGTGGACTTCATAGGTCCGTATCACGACTTTGAAAATCTCTGCGTAATAGGATCCGGTGGCGCGCAATTTGTCGTTGGAAAACCACAAACACTGGTGGAAAGAGAGATAGACAGGCGGACAAGAGAGAGCATTATGATTCTGAGGAATTAAATTGTTAAATTTTGCATATAAATTTGCAAAAAAGCATCACTATGTTGTATGATTGCAACATATTTCAAAACAAATGACAAAAGAACAAGCTATCAGATCCTATCGGGTTGTCGTAACAGGTCTTGCTGCACAGCAAATATACACCCACTGCCATGATGAGGGCGTTTCCAAGGGCATTTTTACTCACGACCTGAAAATGTCATCAAACAATCTGGTTTCGAAGCTCGAAACTAAGTTCAAACACCTATACACCACTCTTGGCCAGGTAAACGGCGGGGACGAGTATGTAAGAGCCTTGGCCACAATGGACGAGACGCTTGCGGAGCTGTCGGGGCTGCCGCTGGAGTTTTGGTACGCCATAACAATGGCGATTCGAAACGTCAAAAAAGCGATCGCAGAGGCCGAAGCGAATGGAACGCCTATTCCTGACGGTACGGACGTATTGATATCAGGGGAGGGCGAAGAATGATTAATTACGAAATAACCGTGTGGGACGGCGCCAATAGGGTGCACTACGCGAAAACAAGAGCGAAAAACCCAGAGCAGGCGAAAAGCAAGTGTCTCAACGACTGCTGGAAGCTTGATAAAATGCTTGGCATGAACAGAGACTGGTATTCCTACAGGTGGGATATCGTAGAGTCGAAAAAACAGCGTTAATCCATAAAAACAAAATAAAATGAGTATTCAAAAAGCGTTAGAGCTTCTTCAGCTCCCCGACGAATGCGCAAGGTACGAGGGTCAAATCCAAACCCGCACCAACCGGGCGCTGATTGTCGAAGAGACACACGACTTTACCGTGTCCCCCAAAAGCGTATCGGTAAAAACGTATGTGTCCACCACATCCGAGCTGTTTGGGGCGTACACGCTGAATCTTTTGTCCAACTACTTGCATGCATATGGTCACGACATAGTTTCGATTGACGAGAACATGATTGTCACCACCAAGCCGAGGGAGACCGGCACGGGCGGTCACTGGTTTCCGTGGCAAAAAGTGGAGCTGTACAGCAACGAGACGGGGCATTCGTTTGACGTCATTTCTGACGTTGGCCTCAATGTGGATCCGCTGACAAAGCTTCCGAGCGATCCGGCAAGCCCTCCTGTAAGACCAGGTGTGTTTTTTCGAATTCAGAAGACCATCACAAGGTCTTCATCAGGCACCATTCGGACATGGACGAGCAAGCGCCAGTTCGTGAGATGGAGCCTTGAGCAGCTTAAGGCCATAACCGGGATGACGGAAGAGCAGATCGCGTTCAACACAAGGATGACGTTCAATAGCGTTGTCGTAGATCCGCAAACTCACGTTACAAGTATCGCCATGGACATTGAAAAGGTGTCCGATAATCAGATCAAGGGTATTTTCCACATTAATGGCGAGCCGGCAACGGGATCCCCAAACAAAATTGCTTCTTACGGTAAAATTTGCCCATCGTTTGCGTTCAGGTGGAACCTGTACAACCAACCGGGCACAAACGCCTACGGAGCTTCAGCAACAGCCGGATTCAACGCATCCCAGGACAACACCATTACGTTGGTTCCCGGAACTGTTGACTCGTATAACCCAGAAACAAAAGTCATCACCTACAACTCCCAGCTTGAAAACGATCCGATGATCGTCGCTTACGCCGAATTCCTGCCAGCTCAGGGTAAAAACGAAAACGCAGGAAGGAGCTACTTCGTCGAAACCGGAATGGAAGACATTTGGTGAGTCAGCAAACAGCAATCCGTGCACCACAGTTGAATTAAGTAAAATGTTTAACCGAAGCACGTCAGCCGCCATATTGCATAGCACTTGTTGGCGGCTGCCCTTTTTCACAAATTAATACACAATGAGAAGTTATAAAACAACACTTGAAGCAATAGCAAACGACTTGCTAACGCAAAATGCAGAAGCAAAAGGGAATGAAAACAAGCCTAATTATTCCAACAGGGATTTCATGAACGCTACTATTATTTTCCAAACTGCATTGATGGACAAAATGTATGACAACCAAGATTACGATGGTATGTCAGTTGAGGATAGAATGAAAATGGCAGAAAGTTGCGGTTTGGCTTTACGGAAACTAATACACACTTATACTGGGTTAGACACTCACAAGGTGGAGGAGTTTCTGTGAGGTTGCCGCTAACGGATAGATATATATATGCAGTACCCTTGCACCGAAAAATGAAAAATTTTCTTAAACAGGAGGATGAAAATGAACTGAGTGTTTTCGTAAGGAGACTTCAGAAGATAGGAGTCAACATTGAGCTTGTAGGAAACATACCTTGGATATATCTTAACAAGGTTAACGGCAATGTTATAAAGAGGGAAGACTTCTACAACGCTAACCACGGATACACCATAGCGTGGTATCCTGTTAGGCGTGGCGAGGAGATACATCTCAATTGGACGGATATAAAAAAGACGTTTGAACTAATAAGAAAATACAAATAATTATGAAACAAACAGCAGTAGAGTGGTTATTTGCACATTTATTACCATTCCTTGAGTTCTCTGACCCAAAAGAAAGAGAGCATTTTAGAAAGTGTTTAGCAGAAGCCAAAGAAATGGACAAGGAGCAGATGATTCAATTTACTAACAACTATCTTAGGCAGATATATGAAGTTGGTGAAATGACAATTGAAGATTTTTACAACGAAACATACGGAGGTGACAAATGAATCCAAAACAATATGCAGAAGAATTAGTAGATAAGATGTACAATACAGAGCATTGTGGTATTGAGCATTTTCCAAATAAAAGATATTGTGATTGCACAGAAATGAGTTTATATCAAGCCAAGCAATGTGCTTTGATAGCAGTAAAGCACATGAAAGGCATCTTTGATGGACTCCACAAACCTGAATATTTTGCCTTTGATGCCATTGGAGAACGCAAATTTACCTTTGAAGGTGAACACCCAGACCACATGACGGGGTATGATATGTTGGAGTATTTAGAACAAGTAGAACAAGAAATACAAAAGCTATGAAAACGTATAGAAAAACAGCAACAGTACAAGCTAAGTTATTTGAACAGGGGGACGAGGATGGGTTTATCCTTCACACCGAAGAGTTTGGTGGTGACCTGCCATACATCAAAACACTAGAAAACCCTTATCACATTGGCGAGTTTGGCAAGCACTACTTGTGTGTCGGGATCAAGGGGGAAAGGTGGTTAGTTGACAAGGAAATATTTGAAGCAACTTATGAGGAGGTAAAACTATGAAAGGAACATTAGTGAAAACAGACCAAGGGTGGGTGGTGGAACATAAAGTAGCAGAAAAAACACCAATAGGTTACAAGTCTTGGTGGGGAACATTTCCATTGCATCCCGCTGATGTGAAAACCTGCATTGACTATGGTGATTACTCAGTTGATTGGGATGGTAAAGAAATAAATTTTGATATGGTTACAGAATGGGAAAATGGTGAAGTAGGCGTAAATGGATTAACCTATGCCAAACTAATTCATCATCCTGTTGACACCAGCGAGGTATATGCGGTTAATAATTATGATGCATGGGATGAAGTCATTGATCAACTTGGTGACAGCAACAAGATGATAAACCATATTGGTGAGGTCAACGAAATGGTCAACCATGTTCCTGATGTCGGGAAGATGGTGGAAGATGTAGAGAAGTTGGCTGAGGAATTTTATCCATTAAATGATGATTTATATCCAAATTCTTCTTTAATAAGAAAAGCATTCAAAGCAGGTTACAACAAAGCCAAAGAAACTCTATATACAGAGGAACAAGTTAGGGAAGCTATGAATTGTACTGTTTTATCAGCTAAAGCAAAAGAAAGAGTTATTCAATCACTTAAACAATCTAAACAATGAACAAGATAGAATTTGCAATTAGAGATTGTGAAGAGCATATCAAGAACCTGCAAAACGAAAAGATGATTCTAAGTGCGGAACTTGATGCCTTTAAAAAACAACTGGGTAATCTTGAAAGGATTAGAGACAACAAGAGTATTCCACATGATGACCAGCACAAGTCTGTGACACTTACTGCTTCTGTGGATCACCTTGAGATGCTTAACACAACAAGTTTACCAGGTAGTAGATGTACTTTAACTACAAAAAATGAAGGAGGTGACAAATGACAATAGAAGAATTAGTAGTTATTATGTTCGGTTTACCGTTTGGTATATTTTTAATTCTACAAATTCTTATTAGAATAATAGCATATCTGTTTGACAAGTTTTATATTTCAAAAAAAAATGAGTAAAGCAATACTAGAGTTTAATCTTCCTGAAGATGGAGATGACTTCCGCTATGCTATTAATGGACAGGAGTACTACATTGCTTTGCATAATATCAGAGAGGATATTAGACAAATCTGGAAGTACAGAGAACTCAACAAAAAAGAGTATACTCTTGTAGATGAAATCTACCAGATGATTAACCAAAGAATTAACGAAGCGAGTAAAGCAAATGATTAAGAGTGTCCGCCCGCTTGCTACTAACGTTAAGGCATTGCTGCAGTGGCGGTTTATTAGCACAAATGTTTAATTGAAAAACGAAAGATGAATACAGAACAAAACTTTCAAAATAGCACAGAAGCCAGCAATGACGGCAACACTGTGTTACCTGCCGTGCTTTTGGATGATGAAGGTTATCCAACGGAGGAATGGCTGCAATTTATTAAAACTTACAAGCCAGATGAAAGTTTGCCTTTGCTCACTTTTGTAAAAAAGGTTCTTGTTGATGGGTGGTATATGTCAGATTGGGGATTTGTTTTGCACAGAAAATACAAAGGCATACACAAACTTGAATTACATACAGGTGGATGGAGTGGCAACGAAGAAACTATTGCAGCCATCACATCTAATATGTGGCTTACTCACTTTCAAATGAGATATGTCATGTGGCGAACTGGAGGTCATTATTATTTTGAGTTGTCAGTCGGATAGCATTGCACCTAACGGTTTGCAGCTAAACGCTGCGGAGCGTAGCGGAGTTGCGGTTTAGGTGCTGTTAGCTTTAGTTGCATTGCGTTGGCTTTAGAATGAATATTAACAATTAATAAATAAACAAATGACAGTAGAAGAATTACACGAAAAATACGGGTTTGATAAAGAAATTACCGTAGAAGAATTAATGGAACGCCAAAAATCGGGACAAGTTTTAAATCCGATTTATCACAAACATTTACCTGCTTGTTGGATTATTCAAGATGTTTGGGGACACGTTCACAATGAAAATATTTCACTTGGTAAAGCTCGTGAATTAACGGCAGCAATTATTGAAGAACATAATAAGTTACCTAACCATGAAGAAGCTAAAAAACTTGTTGACGATTTTATAAATGAATGGCACAAAGCAAACCCGACTTTAGATAAAGATTTCTATTGGTCAGGCGTAAATGATGGTGTTTATTTATTAATGAAATTTTTAACGGATAAACGTGCGTTGGCAGGCAATTGAAGCTAACGGCAAAACGCTATACGAAGGTGGGGAATAAGATGCATAACCCTTGCTTACCGCACAAAAGCAAATTAGATGCACAACTATACAGATTTGGCACACAGCCCCACTTTTGTATAGCGTATGTTATAGGCTGATAAATTTTACGGATTATGGAAGACAAACAACCAGTTCAAGAAAGAAAAATGATTAACACAAAATCGCTAAGTGACCTTGCAATTTACTTGTCAGGTGTAAAAGATGGTAAAGGTAATTTGCTACCACTTGGGACAATAGTATTAGATGACCTTTGGGATGCAGTAAAGTATTTACAAGGCGATGCAAGGTTCATTTCGGAGAGGGATAGGAAGTAAAATTTATTTGCCGATAACTATTGGCTATGGATGACAAACCTGCACAAGTACGCCCGATTGGGGTGGATATGGATGAAAAAACCCCTCACGTTTGAGGGGCTTTTCATTGCTACCAAAACCTATCCTTAATTCAACTATGAAAAAAGCCTTTACTTCTTTGACCCGGCTCTGACGATCCCCGCCCGGGTCTTCAACTCTTTTGCCTTGTCGGCCTGCCTTGCAGATTTTGCGTACAGCCTCTCGGTCTTGACCTGGTGAGCCATTTTCCCGAAATCCTCCTGAGCAAACGTTCGGTTGGATCCAACGGGGGACTTTCTCATGGCCTCTGCCTTATTCCATGTAGACTTGGCCTTGTCCATTTTCTTTGACGCCCGAGAGTCGATCCTCTCCGCTTTCTTTTGTGGGTTTCCTTTCTTCATGTTTTAAAATTTATCCCTGTTTGACTTGCCAGACGGAGCCGAAGACCTAATTTTTGCCATTTTCTGAGCCCTCTTCTCAGCCTGCCGAGGGGTAACTACCTTCGAGCCGTACTGAGGGCGGGAAGATAAACCTTTTGCCCCAGCAGCGTTCTGACGGTTGGTACCAACGCTTGAGTTAGTTTTTACCGCGCCACAACCATCCTTGCTACAAGACATGCCCTGGTTAGCTCCCTCGGTAGTCTTTTTCTTTGGCTTACCGTTCATAAAATTATTTTCGACAAACATAGCACAAAATGCCATTGTTTGCAAAAAAAAATTGATTTTTTTTGGCCAGCGACCCAATACGGGTCAACGAATCAACCGCCGAAAAACATACACCGTGAATACCGGTACAAAAATCACCGCTCTGTTCCTGGTTCGAAAAATTACTTTCTGCCCCTGGCTCGAAAAAACACCTCCTGTCTGTGGTTGGAAAAATTACTTTCTGTCCCTGGTTGGAAAAATTACTTTCTGTCTGTGGTCGGGGGGTCTACCCCACACCGTCACTGGCGCCGCAACTTCCGAAGTCGACTTGGCAAAGGGGGTGGGTCAGGCCAACGTGCTGACGATCAATATATTGCCAACCAATTGATTTGCAGCCAGATAGCTGTCGGGGAGAGACAGTACCGATGTGAATGGAAACACATAAAGCCCTGATAATCATGTAGATATAAGTAGCTAGCTGTCAGTTCATTGAGGATAGCAGATAAAGCTATGCGTGCATAGTGTCGTAATGCTGTGCGTGCATAGAATGCACCCGTGCCGAGGAGAGATCCTGCACCTTGCGCTGATGTAGATTGCCCGCACACCTCAGACCAATGGAATAACCCTGATCAGGCATCTGCGGGCACAATAAACCGATCGTTCATCTGCGCACAGGATAAACCAAGCAGGCAGATGCATCGTCCATCCTGCGGCCTGCAATAAAGCCGTCAGGTTCTTGGAGGCTCGGGCGGGCATCACTTCGGCAACAGGCACGCAAATCATGCTCAAACAGGAATCCAACCATAAAATGGTCTCCGCTCGGGAGAATCTGTCATGCTTTTATTGAGAATCAATCAGTTACAATTGATGCGATTTACGTTAGGAATCCAAATTATGTTCGGTTTTGGAGGGGAAAAAGCATGGCTGCCGCAGATCATGGAGAGCGCCGTAAAGCGGTCAAAAACTCAGGAAACCCGCATCAGGACTGGGGTTTGGGATTTTTTTGTTAGGGCAACAAGAGAGGGGAGCAGGCCAATGTGCGTGCGTGCGTGAGGGTTTTATTCGTTAACTCTTGTTTGTATGAGTATTGGGAGGACAATTGTGTGATTGATTGCCCGCGAATGGCCGTAGGCTGCGTTTAAACCACTTGAACTGACTGGATGATATGCTAATCAGGTGACTGAGAGATCGTGTGTTAATCATCGCGTTTTTGGCCTGTTTTTGACTCCTGTTTCAACTACAATTGTCAGGCAGCAATGAGAGTCAAATGGCCATTTTTTCTGATACCCCGCGTCGGCTGTATCCCTTTGCCGACAAGGCTTTCATGAGAACGGAGACAAATATAGTCAATGTTTATGCGGATTCCAAGGAATAACAAACTTTTTTTGATTTTTTTTTCGCTCTGAAAGCCCCGTCATTCCTCAGAAAATGAAAATAATTGAAAAAAAATTTGCAATGTGGTTTTGCCCTTGTGTGGCGCGGGTTTCAAGAAAGCCACGTCCTGAACACCTTGGTTTTACTATATGTTCAGAGCCTCATTCATATTTGCATTAATACTTTCATTCATACATATCTTTGCCCCGTTCAACGGAACAATGGAGTGCTCAAGTCACCCACAAGTATGCCCGATGGGATATCGGTCAGAATTGAAAGACAGCAACAGGTTTTGATTCCCTTTCCTGATCAGAAAAAAGGGTGAGCGCGAAGGCAACGACGCGACGGGAGTAAGCCCGCAAATAGCCGACAACATTCGGCAGCCAGTCAGTAACGAGTTTAGGAGTTACAGGCAAAACTTACCTGAGCCGTGTAAATAGCACGGGAGTAAAAAGCAGAGTACCGCAATGGCCTGTAAAAAAGCGCAACAGCGCAATATAAATCCCGCAGTAATGTGGGGAGCAGTTAACACTAACAACGTGACTGCTCGCAAAGGCAAATGTGCCGCAAATGACAATTATAACAACAACAAAAGCCAGCAGCAAATCAAGGTGATCCAATGCCATATATCCGAGGATAATGGCATCGGCGAGGGTTCGAGTCCCTCTGCTGCGCTAAAACTTAATAAAATGACACACAAAGTAAAATCGTTTTATTTCCGCAAGACAGGCGGCTATTCCTTCCCCATGGAAGTGACAATCAACGATGACAGGCACGAGGCCAACTTCCTCGCGGTCATGAAGCGCAAGGGCTTTCATCAAGTTGATGAGGACTACTTCCAACAAGAAGAGCGCATCAAATCAGCATTCAACACAATGTTCTTTAACAAGTAATTCAATAAACCAATGAAGTACACAACTTTCAACATCGGATTAAACAATAACCCATTCAACTACGAGCATCTCGCTCGTTTCATTAACAACGCATTCGGAAGCACCAACGAGTCAGTGCAGGTTCAACTCCGCAATGGCGAGTACGAGTCAAACGTCGAGCCTACAGCCGTGGTGCGGGTCGCACACTCATCCGAGTATCAGGATGGCAGGTGGGCTGAGTTGATGGGTAGAATGCTATGCGCTCTGCTTACACAGGAGTGCATACCATACCGACACAGGCAGGTCAACTACCCATCAATCACCGTAATCGATTCATTGGTGTACAATGACAACTTCGAGGGTGAGAGGTATCAATTCGACGAGGCGTACTTCCTTGAGTACGAGGACTACGCCGACGAAGTAAAATAACAGGACTTGGAGCAAGGCGGGTTCGATTCCCGCTCCTGTTCTCCTGCATAGCAGGGCTTGAAATGCAACGAAGGGAGGGTCGGCAACGGTTGACCTCCCTTTACTTTAGAAACAATTTAAATCTTAATACAATGACAATTTCAGTAACGACAGGAGGCTACGGCTTCTCACACGATTGGACACTCAATGCCTACGGCAGAAACTTCTACCTTGGACAGGACGTCAAGTTCTGCGCTCGCGTACTAGGGATGAGTCCCGCAGACCTCATTCAGGGGGCGGGCGTAAAGTACCCCTGCGACATGACCCTACAAAGCAATAAGAAGGCGATAGCTCGCTTCATTTGCCGCGAACTAGGCGTCACTCGATCAAACGTAAAGTCAATTGAAACTTGGGGTTTATGCGCCCAATAAAACAACTAATCAACAACAACATGAAAGCAATTTTCACAATTATTCTGACCGCATGGATAGCGCTCAGTATTTTCAGCCACATAAATTACATAGCCGCAAAGCAAGCAGTAATGCACACGGAAAGAACCGATGCAGACATTTGCAACGTCATGCATCTTTACGGATTCGACCTTGAAGGTGATCCGTTCAAAGAGATAACGTACACGGATAAAGTAAAAGCATTTTTTAACTCAAACAAATAAAAAAATGGCAACACCAATTGAACAAGAAGTAAGGGTGACGCTCAGTGTTGACATCAACATCAGCACGGAAGAACTTAGCGCCCTGATATACACCCTGAACAGATCAGGAGTGACCGTAATGAGCATCGAAGAAGAGGCAAGCATTTACGGAAATAATTAAAAAAAAGTTTGCATAGTAATATTAACCGCATATATTTGCACAAACAACACACAAGATGAATTTAAAGCAATTCTCAAGAACCCTTGCTGCGGGCAGCGGGGCTTCCTACTCCCTGACTCAGGGAGAAATCACCTCCGGCATCATGGCCTCGATGGCCGGACACGAGCGCAAGGTCTTCTACGGTGACCACAAAATGACACAAGAGGTGCTCGAGAGATCGGTCGCGGCATATGTTATCGACTTCGTGGCAGAGAAAGGGCTGATGGCTGAACGTGAAAACGTATCGATCGGAGGATGGTGGAACAATGGATGTCTATATCTTGACTTGTCGGTCAGATTCGACAGCCTTGTTGATGCCGCTGAGTTCGGGATCATGAATGGGCAGAAAGCGATCTACGACATCGACAACCAAAGAGAGATCGAATTGCCTCAGCCGCAAATCGCCGGCACAGAAACGCAAAAAAGACAGTACGCAAAATTGGCGGCGGCAAAAGTAGTAGGCAACCAATAATACTCACCTCCACCAGCCCCGCCCTGAAACAACGGCGGGGTTTGGCGGTTAAAAACTATACACATGACACAGACAGACATCTCCCGCGCCATCGAAGCGCATGAAAAACAGATCGCGATTCTCAACAGGTTGCGCCACAGAATCGAACACCTTAACAACTTGATCGCATTTCAGAAAAACTACACCGATCCAAACAACGTGATGTGGTACGGTAACATCGGCGCACGGCTGAAGGATGAACTCCGTATGTCACAACTCAGAGGACAGATCGCAGTCCTGAAGTCAGGGCTGTTCAAAATGTACCGCGATATGTACTCGCATGACTTCAGTCAGGACGTGGATCACTTAACATTTCATCTTATAGAATCATGAACATCCACCACACCGCACAGCCTGACAAGCCCATGACATCATTCAACGAATGGTGCTGCTACATCAGAAGTCAGTCACTTGAGAATCGTATCTCTGACCAACTCAGGGAGAATGCAATCCGGCAGTTTAATGTTGATCTTAAACGATTAGCCAAATGACATACATCGACATCCAAGCCGCATGCAAATCAATATTGACATTATTTCAGTAATTAATACATTTGCAAAAACAAACTATGAAAACAGCATACCACAACCAAGAATTCAGGAGGCTATGTGATAACCTGCCTGTAGAAATTCAGCACATTTTCTGGACAGGAAGAGATGATAGGAAGGACGGCTACTACTTTGTAACCCTTTCAGACATCGGGGGAGAAATCCTCGGATCGATAACCTACTTCGATAAAGGCGAATTTGAAGAAGACTTAACGTCAGCCGGACGGGAATACTCAATCGAATTTATTCAAAACTAATCACATGATGGAAAAGCAATTAGTAATAGAAAGTATCCAAAGAAAGATCATGTGGCTGTCGAAAGACGTAGCCGACACGAAGGGTCGAATCGAAGCGAGTGAGGCTTCAGTCGATAAATCTTTTGAGCATGACTCCATAGAGGCGCTCGAACTGGATCTTGACCTGTACCAATCAATTCTCAACTTAATAACAGATTCAAATGTTTAAACCAGGAGACGAAGTAATTTGCATACAAACACACTCCCAGGGAGTCGTGATTAAGGGTAAGATATACACGGTAAGGGACGTCGTGTCGTCGCCCTGCGGGTGCATGTCCTTGCTGGATGTAGGATTAAAAACAAACCGCCCGCTGAGGGAATGTAACGTGTGCGGCAATGTCTGGAACGCCGACAACAGAGCGTGGCTCGTTGGCTCATGGCTATTCAAGAAGCTACTGACCGACAACGAAGAAAAAGACCTCGAAGAAGCCATATCAGAGCTGCTAACAGGTGCTAATTAGCATCTAATTAATATGCGGGACAATGAATTCCACAAAAAATACTAATTCCAACACAAGAATCTACAAAACTAAAGACGGGTACGAAATTGTGAAATACTCACGAGAGATTTATGCAATAATCGGCAAATCCGTGAAGTTCATAGGGATGGCAGGAAGTGGATACGTGCCGTCCGGAAAACTTGTGAAGGGGATGCCAAACGAAATCAAACAAACATTTTTTAACATTCAACGAAAATGAATACACCTTGGAATTTTACACACCTTTGGAACGAGTGCGTATACTCGCCAAACAAAACTCTTGAGCCAAGAGATTACTGCTATGCATCTGAAATCGGGTTACCGTTCGTAGACCGGTATCTGAAGATGAAGGCTGTCGCGCCAACAAATCCACCCAACATGAGAAGCCTCAGGAAATTTGAGGCAGGTAATCTCGTAGAGTGGGTGGTCAGATTCGTGCTCGAAAGGGCGGGGCTGATCCAAAACACCCAAGAGAGGATAGTCAATGAGTACCCGGGTCTGATCAAATGCTCGGGCAGGCTCGACTTCCTTGCCGGTGGCAGCATCGATATAGAGAGAGCCAAGCACGACATCTCATCAAGCTACCTGCCGCCATCAATACAAGCGGCGTCTCTGTACATCGCCGAAAAGCTTTACGAGAAGTACGGAGACGTCAAACTGAGAACAAAGGTTCTCGAAATCAAGTCCTGTTCATCGTTCGTGATGGACGCTATGGAGAAGACTGAAAAGCCAATAAAACACCACCGGATGCAGCTTTTCCACTACATGAAGGGGCTGTCTGTCCCGGGGGAAATCGTGTACATCTGCAAGGATGATCTTAGAATGCAGGGATTTGAGTTTAGCCCAACGGCAGAGCTCGAGGCTGAATACACGCAGGATCTGAGGGTAATGACCCGCTACTACGAGACGGGGATACAGCCTCCCCTTGAGCCTCTCATAATGCTCGAGGACGGAAGGTTTAAAAAGAATTTCGGGATAGAGTACTCCAACTACCTCACCCTGCTTTACGGATTTGAGCAGCCGAGAGATTACTCAGACTCAGTTAAGTCTCAGGTGAGCAAGTGGTCAAGGGTTGTTGCTCGATATGCCAACGGAGAAAACATAACCAAGAAAAACGAAGAAGTGAGAGCTGAAATAGAAAAAGCCGGATACAATTTCGAGGAGATCGTAAGCGCGGCAAAAAAGGTAGGCGTCACCGTAGAGGAAGATTCAGAATAATAACAAAAAACCAGTATCATGACATCAAAGAAAGTGAAAATAGAAAAAGACGTACCGATCGGAAAAGCAAATCGGAAATACAAGCTGAAATACCCGTTTGACGAAATGGCGGTCGGAGAATCGTTTTTCGTGGCTGTTCCGAAAGATCGTGTTGTAACGACAAGAGCCAACGCAATGTGCCTGGCGATTCACCATGGAAAAAACAATGGGAAAAAGTTCTCCTCTCGCTTTTGCGAGGGTGGATTCAGAATATGGAGGACCAAGTGATGAAATTCAACGCATCAATAAAGCCAGACGGATCGTTAAAGATCAAGAACAGGAAACTTTTCGACGATCATATGAAGAGCCTTGCCGGAGAGAAAGATAGAGACGTAGAGGTCGAAGTGAAAAGGAAAAGAAAATACCGGTCAGTGTTTCAAAACGCTTATTATTTCGGAGTCGTCCTGCACATGGTGTGCGAAAGACTGAAGGAGCTCGGCCACGAAACAGACAAAGACACCGCACACGAATTTCTTAAGTCAAGATTTCTGTTCACTGAATTGCAGGACGAAAAAACAGGCGAGATAATAAAGATCCCAAGAAAAACAAGCTCCCTCTCTACATCTGAATTCATGGACTATCTCGAGGACGTCAAGAGGTTCGCAGCAGAAGTGCTTGATATCTACATCCCAGAGCCAAACGAACAAGTGTCAATTTTTGACTAATAACAAACAGAAAACAAACAAGCTAATCAAGATGATACGAATACAAAAAACGCCTTATAAGAAGACGGAATTCTTCAAGGGCACGATCACGTTAGTATTTCCATTTGTCGATAACACCGAATGGAATTTCACTCTCATGCGCTCAGTAAATGGCGAAACGAAGGATGAAGCGGAAG